GGAGTGACCGTAGGTGGAACGGCTGTTATAGATAGTTCTGGTGCTTGGGTAGGATCAAATAGTGGTCTTGTGGGAGCGACTGGTGCTACTGGACCCCAAGGTGCGCAAGGTATTCAGGGATTAACAGGTTTAACTGGACCTACAGGTGCTGCTGGAGCGACAGGTGCTCAAGGTGCTCAAGGTATTCAAGGATTAACAGGTTCGACTGGACCTCAAGGTATACAAGGAGCAACAGGTGCAGCAGGTCCTACTGGCTCAACTGGTCCTACTGGTGCCACTGGTCCAGCAGGGTCAACATCTTACGATGCTGGTACACTAGATGGTATTGATTCATCTCAGTTTCTTAGAAGTGATGCTGCTGATACAATGACTGGTACTTTGACCTTAACAGGAGGTAGCGGAAGTGCTGGAACTGGACTTCAACTATATGAGACTGGGGTTCATCAATATCCTCAAATATACTCTAATGGGGCATTAGAAGCTATGTGGAACTACAGAAATAATGGTTCTCAGTGGTACGTTGGTCTCAGAACTACATCTCAATTAGTTGGTACTACAGGATTTCATTTTTACAATACAACTTCCGCACAAACCGTTGGTGGTTTTGATGTTAATGGTATTGGATATGCTATTGGCTCTTACAGAGCTCCAATATTCTACGACTCAAATAACACTGGTTATTATGTCGATCCAGCGAGTACTAGTAACGTTAACTTAATGATATCTCAAACTTCTCAAATAGCAAGTCCTCCATCATTAGGTGCTGGAACTATGGCTACGAGAATTTATGTGGGTAATGATGCTAATGTTAAATATCTTAATCTAGCGGAAACTAGGATGCAATTTGGTTTAGGTAATAGCAGTTGGAGTAGAAGAGTAAATTACACCTCTGACACAAATTATGCTACTGGAGTTAATTCATATTCAACTGAAAGTTTAAATTCAACAGTAGCTGGTAGAATGTCAGGTTTTATAGATGTATGGAGTAATCCAGCTGGTCAGCCATCAGGTACTTCGCATTGGAATGGACATCAAGCATTTCATTATGTAAGACAAAGTGATCTTGGAAATATATATGGCTATCAATTTCTAGTTGGTGCTGGTAATCCTGCTAATACATATATTAGGGGTATATGGAGTGGTTCTACATGGGGTTCATGGTATAGGGTACATACAGATACTGCATCTATTATGTATGCTACGGGCTCATTTAGAGCACCAATATTTTATGACTCAAATGATACTACTTATTATGTTGATGGAGGAGGTACTTCACGCTTAAACATAATCCAAGGAACTGAAATATACAGTCATTCTTGGCTTAGAAACCACAACGCTAACACTGGTCTATACAACCAAGCTACTGTAACACATTGGTACAGTGATGCTCAAGGTTATTTCAACATAGGAGGAGGTGCAGGAGGTCAAGGTATTAAACTTAGAGATAATCATGGAACTACTGTTCGTGGTATCTTATATTATGATACGAGTGGCAATTTTGGTTTTTTAAATTCGGGAAGTAGTTGGAGAATAAAGTGCGTGGGTGGTGATTATGTTGAGTACGATGGGTCATCAATAAGACCAAAACTTATATATGATAAGAACAACACTGGATACTATCTTGATCCAGCAAGTACTAGTAATGTATATGTGCTCCAATCCGCTAACTATATACGTTTAACAGATAGTGATGGCTACATAATGGGAGGTTCAATAACCTCTAGAAGTGGAGCAAGAGCAATACACATGGGATACAGTGGTAGTTGTGTTTTTACAGGAGAAAGAACCGATAGCTCTTCATCAGCTTTTCTCATAGTAGCTTCAAGTAATCAAACATATTTTTACTCTAGAGTATCTGATGGAAGCACTACTGGAAGACGTTTTTTATTTACGCAGGGTAATACTCTAGCATTTGCTTGTGAGGCAAGTAGATATGTAACTTTTTACAATGGTCATGGTAACTCATCTGATCGATTATTCAAGAAAAATATAGAGGATAGTAGCTATGGTTTGGAAGAAGTAAATAGTTTAAAACCAAGAAGATTTTATTGGAAAGATGAAACTAAATCTAAAGTAAAACAAATAGGTTTTATTGCTCAAGAGCTTGAAGAGGTATTGCCAGAAGCAGTTCGTGGGCATGAGGGCAATAAATCAATAATGGACAATAGTTTGATTCCAGTTCTCACAAAAGCAATTCAAGAATTATCACAACAAGTTACCGATCTAAAAGCAGAGGTCGAATCATTAAAACAATAATAAAATGACAACAACATATACATGGACTATAACAGGACTTAAGAAAGCACCATCGCTAAATGGATTAGATGATGTCGTAACAGGAATTAAGTTTAAATACAAAGGAGTTGACTCTGATGGAAATGAAGGAGTTTTTGATGGAGCAGTTCCAGTTGGAGCACCTAATTCAGATAGCTTCATAGCTATAGATAAATTAACTGAGGCTGAGATAATTGAATGGGCAAAAGCAAATCATCCTGTAGATCATATGCAAGAGATGATTGCAAAAATTATTGAAGATAAAAAAGCACCTAAGAGCGATGATTACACACCTACTTGGGTGAGTGATGAAGATAGAGACGAAGCACCTAGACCAGAAACAGAATAAAATGGCAATAACATATACATGGAACTGTAAAACAGTTGATACATATCCAACAAAGGATGATAAAACAGATGTGATCTTTAATGTTCACTGGAGGTTAAATGGTGTGGATGACACCGAGGATAAGAACGTAGGAGATTCTTACGGAGTAGTCTCTTTAGATACTGAAGATTTGAGTACCTTTACAGCTTTCGCTGATATTACTGAAGCAGATGTAATTGGTTGGGTGGAAGCAGCACTTGGTGAAGATCAGGTTGCAGCTCTTAAGGCTAGTATTGACGCTCAGATAGCAGAGAAAATTACACCAACAGTAGTAACAAAAACAATTGGTGTGTAATACCTATTTATAAGTAAATTAAATTTAATCATATAAAACAAAGTAAAATGGAAGATATAGTATTAAAAATTAAAGAAGACGAGTTAAAAGAACTACAAGGTAGGGTCAATATAATTAATCAAGGTCAGTTGCAGATTGGACAGTTGGAAACTCAAAAGCATAATATGCTTCACGAGTTAGCTACTAGCCAAACTGTATTGAAAGAGATACAGGATAAGCTAGAAAAGGAATATGGTAAAGTTAGCATCAATATTGTTGATGGTACTTACGAACCAATCAAAGAAGATGAGCAGCAAGCTAATACGTAAAATTAGTATTGGTAAAGATTATAAGAACGAAGCTATGCATTACTCCGTGGGCCAAGAGGTCTACGGAGGGCATACAATTTGTAATATTATAGAAGAAGACGATAAGTACAGTATCTATATCAAGAAAGAAAAAGATGTTTTGATATGGAAAGACTTTAATAAAAACATGGCTGTATCTGTTGAGTATAATCTACAGTATTAATGAAGAGTATTTATGATTTTATAATCGAACCAAAGAATACTAGATACAACAACACTAAGAAAGTTGGTGATAAAGAACTTGTATTAAATACAGAGATTTTTAATCATCAATACGTTAGTAGAGAAGCAGTTATAAAACATTTACCATTAGCTATAGAAACTGAATTACAAGTAGGTGACGAAGTTATAATTCATCACAACGTGTTTAGAAGATGGCATAATATAAAAGGTGAAGAAAAAAACAGCAGAAGTTATATAGACGAAAACACCTATTGTATTAAAGAAGATCAAATATACTCTTACAATAGAAATAACCAAGGTTGGAAAACATTAAGTGGTTATTGTTTTGTTAAGCCAATTAAATCTAATGATAATTTTGTTACAGAAAGAGAAGAACTTTTTGTAGGTATAATGAAGTATGTAGATCCTTTATTAGAAGAATACAATATTTCAGAAGGTGATTTAGTGGGCTTTACACCTGATAGCGAATTTGAATTTGTTATTGATGGTGAGAGATTGTATAGAGTTTTAACCACAGATATTTCTTTGAAGTATGAATATAAAGGAAACGAAGAAGAGTATAATCCAAGCTGGGCAAGTAGCAGTTGAGGAATTAATTAAGGTAGCTAAGGAGGCAATAGTTGATTCAGATGACGATATATCTGCTGATAGACTAAAGAATGCAGCAGCGACTAAGAAACTAGCTATCTTTGATGCATTTGAAATACTTAATAGAATACAAGAGGAAGAGAATATATTAGAGAATAAAGTACCTGTTGATACAGATAAGGATGTATCGTTTGGTGGCTTTGCTGAAAGGAGGTCTAAATAATGTACGAACAAACTTTATATGAGGTTATAGAACCAATAAAGAAAAGTACTATATCTAGACTCAACAGAACCAAGAAATGGGATTACGGTTATAACAAAGAGCACGATGTTGTTGTTATTAGTAAGACAGGCAAGATCGGCGACGTGTATAGCATACAAGGATTAAAAATTGCTTTGCCAAAAGCTGAAGCTATAGTAAAGTTTAAAAGTAACAAGTTCGAACCAAAAGAATATCCTAAGGAATTAAGTAAAATTAAAACCATATTTGATTGGAAAGAATATCCTAATGACTTCAAAGAGAGATACATAGAATATATAGAAGATGAGTTCAAAATTAGAGATGAAGGCTTATGGTATTATAACAACAATATTTCTACTTATATTACTGGCTCTCATTACATGTACTTGCAGTGGAGTAAGATTGACGTCGGGAAGCCAGACTTTAGGGAGGCAAATAGATTATTCTACATATTCTGGGAAGCATGTAAAGCTGATGTTCGATCTTACGGGATGTGTTATCTTAAGAACAGACGATCCGGCTTCTCATTCATGGCGTCAGGTGAGGTTGTTAACCTTGCAACCATATCCAGCGATGCTAGGTACGGGATATTGTCCAAGTCCGGTCCCGATGCTAAGAAAATGTTTACCGACAAAGTGGTGCCTATATCCGTCAACTATCCGTTCTTCTTCAAACCAATACAAGACGGTATGGATAGACCAAAAACAGAACTCGCTTTTAGAGTTCCAGCATCAAAACTTACAAGACGGAGTATCACGAGCACGGACAAACCAGAAGATCTACAAGGCTTGGACACCACAATCGACTGGAAGAACACCGGTGACAACTCCTATGATGGAGAGAAACTTAAACTCCTTGTTCATGATGAATCAGGGAAATGGGAGAGACCGAACAATATACTCAACAACTGGCGCGTCACCAAAACAACGTTAAGATTAGGTAGTAGAGTAATAGGTAAATGTATGATGGGATCCACGTCTAATGCTTTAGACAAAGGTGGTGAGAATTTTAAGAAACTATACAGAGATTCCAACATAGAAAAAAGAAATAAAAACGGGCAAACAAGTTCTGGTCTTTATAGTTTGTTTATTCCAATGGAGTGGAACTATGAAGGATTTATAGATGAATATGGTTACCCTGTTTTTGATACACCAGATAATGAGGTCAAAGGACCTTTTGGTGAATACATAGACATCGGTATATTAGAACATTGGCAAAATGAAGTTGATGGTTTAAAAAATGATCCAGATGCATTAAATGAATTTTATAGACAGTTTCCTAGA